TTATCCATACCTTTTATGCTTATATCATGTTTTATTTGTTCACATATAGTCATATTCTCGCCCATATTAGTTAATTGATCTTCTCTATATTCTACTATCGGTAAATGCTCTGAACCTTCATAAGTATTTTTGCCAAAATGACATAGCTTAGTGCATTTCCAGCTTTTATTAAGTTTTGGGTTTTGACTGTTTTTAATATCTTCAAATTTCTTTTTGAGCATCATCTCTACTTGAAATATATTAGCTTCAGTGAAATTTACAGAAAACATACCTCCATCATTAATAAAGTCAATAGACACCATTATATTATCGATGTCTGGATATAATTTTTTGATAGCATAATAATATAACATAAGCTGAGGATCGTTATGTAATTTACTTAATGTTTTTTCTTGACCTGTTGCCCAATCTAAACGTCTACCAGTTTTCCAATCAATAACTTCATAAGTATTGTCATTAACTTTAGTAATTAAATCTATCGTACCTTTAATAGATAGTTGACCCTCTAAGTGTCCTTCTTTAGTATCATAGCTATATTTAGCCCAAGGCTTATCAATTGTAATATCAAAATGTTGTTCAGGTTCTACGATCTCTCTGTTTCGAGGATCGAACATACCATTACCATATTCTATAGCTTTGTAAACCCATTTGTCACAATCCTTAAAGTCTCTGTCTGTCCATTTGTGATGAGTAAATTGAGATGTATAATAATGATATACTTGTTCATTAATTGTATTAAGATTATAGTTCGTAATATCAACAGGACCTATAATATCATCTTCAAAATATCTATTGTTGTTTTGCTGGTTTAGTTTAATAAATGCTAATATCTCCAACACTTTATGAACAATAGTACCCTTATCTGCTTTTTTATTAGAGGGTGATCTTTGACCTAAATTGTATTCTATAAAATATTGCATAGGACACATAGAATGTGTTCCATATGAGCTACTTCTGATATATGTGACTATAATGGTAATATTCCTTTATCTATTAGAAAGTCATGAATAATTTCGTTTTGCTTTCCAATAGTTAAGTCACCATTATTAATGACTAAATCAAAATTCAATGCGTCGTATTGACTAGCATCTAAAGCTGCCTCACTTGCATGTTCTGAATTGTACGGATTTCTATTAAGTTTGATAACCAAACCACCAGCATTTTGAATAGCATCAACTTCGTTGGGAAATCTACAGTCTGCTATTACCGCTAGATCAGGTTTTTCTAAATTAATCTTTTTAATAGTGGCTCCAGCCCAAACGTCATGCTGTATTTTTCTAAACACATCAGTTCCTACATATTGCATAACTTCTCTGGCTGTCATCTTCTTATCTGTGTCAGGCCAATAACAATCTACCAATTCATTTTTAGAATCATCGTTACCATAACACTGATGATAAGTTAGTCCAAATATATTCATACATACATCTTTTTTTAAAGGATCAGCAAAATTATATATTTTACCTACTCCTAATCCACGATTTTCAAAAATGTTTTTAACAAATTCCGCAGATGTAGTTTTACCTGATTGTTTTCTACCAGCAAAAGCTATAATCATATAACACCTTTTATATATTCTTTAATTTGACTGTTTATTTCATCGGAGTCCATTTCCGCTACATCAGCCTTAGATATTTCTGGTACAAATATTCTGTAAGTATTTTGACATTTTTCTTTAATTTGTAATGCAGCTTTTCTTCCTGCATCATCATTGTCAGTCAATACTATTATAGTCATAGCTCCAGAAGAGTCTAACATAATCTTTTGTCTATCACTAAGTGCAGACCCAAAAATACCAACACTATTATGTATACCGTTTTCTTCCAACTTCCATACATTTCCAGGACTTTCTACTAAAATTACTATGCCTGTTTCTTGTATATGTTTTTGAGCAAACCAATAATTGTATAGAGAATTTTGACTTTTAAAATTAGCACTATGTTTCCATTTAGAATACAGATATTTCCTACGGTCTTCTGGACAATCTTTATCAGGACTATGGAAAGTACCGCACTTATCACATTTATCAAATACGCTTCTACCTGTACAACCAATCATGTAATTATAATCTATATCATAGATAGGAACCACAACCCTATTGAACATCTCTCTATTAGGATTATCACACAATCCAACATCATACTTATCTAATATTTCTTTAGTAAAATTGCGATCAATATAATATTGAGATGGTATTTTTAGTAGTGGACGTATTTTGTCTCTAGTTAGACAATTCTCTGTACTTACTTTGCTAGTATTTTTTACATGATTAATAATATTTGTGAATTTGCTTTTATTTCTAGCTACTTTAGATACCTTAATATCATTTAGATCTTTCTTTAAAAAAGAAGTAATAAAGTCTATAGTCTCTTTAAAACTTGCAGTCTTATCACCTTCCTGAGCCCACTGATATTTTCTATTGGATAGCAGCCCTCTAACAAAACCTATAATAGATCCTTTAAAACATTTTTCGCATCCTTGGGTTCTACATTTCCAATTGCCTCTATAGTTGTCTCCTTGCACATATAGATTTAATGCGCCCTCATTATCACCTTCGTGAATAGGACAAGCCATGCTTATCATTTTACCATGATCTTTATATTCTAAATCAAAGTGATCAAACAGTTCTTCTATATTATCACAAAGTTCGTCACAGACTACTTTTAATTTAGCCTGATCATTCAAACGGGATTTCTTGGTCATTAGCATTTTCGTCCTCTACAACAAAGCCATCATCTTTATTATTACTATTATTCATTAATTCCAATTTAGTTTTACCTTCGGTAATTTTAGCACACCACCCCTTCATATGACAATTTACATAATCGTTGTCATCAAGACCTCCACCGTGTCTGCTAATCAAAGGAACTAATTTACGATTACCGTTATCTGGCCCATCTTCAGCAATCTCTTCCGGTGTTTTACGTTTAAAAATACTGAAATTACTACATAGCCAAATAATTCTATCACTACCACTAGCTGTATCTGTAGTTTCTTTTGTTATGCCATCCCTATTTAGCTGAATAAATGCAACAATAGGAACTTTGTATTTAGTTGCAAAATTGTGCAACTGAGTCATCATGAAACCAAGCACCTGATATTCTTTCATATCTTGACTCATACCTTGGGTATCCATGAGTTTTAAATAATCATAAAATATCACACAGTCTTTTGCTGTACCATCTTCATTTAGCCCTACTTCTTTTAGTAGCCATCTACGCATAATAGATAATTGATCTTCAAAAGATTTACCTGCAATAGATTTATAATAAAGATTGGTCTTTTTGAGTGATTCTACAGCCTCGCTAACTTTTATAGATTTTGTAGGTATATCAGCAAACTTCCCAGTTTCAATATGGTTGATTTCAATTTCTGTCATCATAGCCAATATTCTGTTAATATGATCTTCCTTAGTCATCTCTGTATCCATATTTAATACAGGAATTTGTAGCTTATTAGCAATATGAAAACCCATATTATCAGACAATAACGTTTTGCCTGTTTTAGGTCTAGCCGCAATTACGTTAACCGTACTACGTCTTAATCCACCACCAATAGCTTGATCATATACTGGGAAACCTGTGGGAATACCAACTTGATCTACTTTGTTATTAATTAGATCGTCTAAATACTCATCTAGTTCATCGCCTATAGACACAGGATTATTATCTACGTCATTAAGCAGGTTTGTGAAATCAAAGATAGTATCTTCTGCAAGACTTAGAATAGAGCCTATAGATTCATTACCTGTAACATCTAATATTTTATCTTGTGCTTCTCCTAATTGATCTCTTAGTAATCTAGCTATTTCTAGTTTTCTAACTTTGGCTGCAAACTTTCTTACATTTTCTAAATTTACAGGAAAATCAAGAATAGCTTTAAGATGTTGTGCCTCATCTTTTTTATCAAAGGCATGTGACAGTCCTATCTCTTGAGCCGATGAAAATATGGAGGCCACATCTATATTAATAGACTGTTCTTTATCAAATATATTTTTAATACATTGATATATAGTCTTATTACTATCTACAGTAAAAGAAGTGTCTTGTATGATATCTGCTATATCAAGATATGCATCTTCTCCATACTTGCAGACACCAGCCAAAACTGCTCTTTCAGCAGCTGTATCACACAAAATCATTACCCAGCACTCCTAGCACAATTATTACATTTATATCTATCTACGCTATCACTAAGTAACGAGGGATTTACCTTCTCTTTTTTGCCGCAAACTCTACACGTTACTGATACAGGATCAAAATGTCTTACTCTTGGAGTAGGATCATACTTTTTAAGTTTCTTATCAATTTCAATATCTTCTTTGTGAAGATTCTTTTCCATCATAGATTCAAATTTATTTTCAGTTTGTCTAGGTCTTCTATCTCTAGTTTTAATAGGACTAGATTTTGGTATTGGTTCTTCTTCAGTAGTATCGTCTTCTGGGAGCATTTGCTTTAGCATAGCTATCATTTGTTTGATTTGATTAGGAGACAATGAATCATCCATTGCGTAACCCCTTTGATCGTTGAATAGAAATTAAAATAT